ATTCATAATGCTGATGTCCCAGGTTCAAGTCCCGGTGTAGCCACCATACAAAACAAGGGGTTAGCGAAAGCTAGCCCCTTTTTGTTTTGGGTCGGTGACTACGAAGTGACTACGGCTTGCCTACCGTGTCCTTGGGCGACGTTAGCCCGCTTCTCTCACTGCTCCTGTGGCGCTGGCCGACTCAGCTTTCAGCTTCTCAAGCTGCAGGCGTGAAATCTCAAGCTGAATCCTCGTGTGTTCGTCTTGCAGCGGCTGAATCACTCTATGCCATCGCATAAAGCCGAACCAGATCCCCGAAATGGCGATCCCAAGAAGTACGCCGAGAGCTCGGTGGAAAAATTTCCGGTCGGAGGCGATTACCTCCAGTTGCCGCTCAAGTATCTGTTTTCTTACAGCATCTTTAGTAGATAGCTCTTTGGCTTCTTTTAACACTTCAAGCTCAGGAAGTATTGCTATCACCTGCTCATTGGCGGACTGCTGGACGTATAGAAACGCTCCTAGCGAGAAGATCAAGAGCAGCAACGAGAACAATGCATAGAACTTGTAGATGTTGTCAGTGGGGAGCGGAATCTTACTTTCCATGTAGCGAGCCACTAGCCGGTTAGGAAGCAAGAACCTTATCAGTCCCGGCACCTTACAGGCCATGGCTGACTACCCCGCATTGAGCCAACGGAGAAAGCCGCAGTGCCGATTCCAAGTGATCCGGCGAGAGGTGCGCATAGCGCATCGTCATCGTGATCGACGAATGCCCCAGGATCCGTTGCAAGCCGAGAATGTCACCACCGGCCATCATGTAATGACTGGCGAACGTGTGCCGTAGGATGTGGGTCATCTGGCCCGGGGTGTCGAAGCCACAACGCTTGTATGCACACCTAAAGGCCGACCGGCAGGGCATGAATAGCCGACCGTTTCCAGGCATGCCCACTTTCAACGCCAGATCCTCAACATCCTTTGGGATCGGTACGGATCTCGACTGTCGATTCTTGGTTCGGTGGAAGTGAGCCTTACCCCCGTAGATCGCGGCACGGGTCAGCGACTCGGCTTCATCCCAGCGGGCACCGGTAGCCAAGCAGAGCAGGGCGACGGGGTAGGTGTGATTGTTGGTGGAGCGCTTGCACTCTTCGAGCAACTGACGGATCTGCGGCAGCGTGAGAAAGGTCAGCTCTACCTGATCCGTCTTGATCTGACGGACATTGGCGAGCGGGTTCTTTCCTACCCAGGCTCCGAGCCGGATCAGTTCCGAGAACACGGCGGACAGGTAGCGTTGCTCGTGGTTGACCGTGTGCGGAGACGCTTCTTTCAACCGTTGCTGTCGATACCGCGCCCATGTCAGCGCATCGAAGGAGGAGGCGAGCGGATCGCCAAGCCGTTTCGCGATCGCCAGCGTTCTCGACAGGCGTGTCTTCTCGTCCTTGAGCGTGCAGCCGTGCAGCTGATGCCAGAGGTTCACCAGATCCGATAGCCGATCATCCAGCGGCCGCCCGGTTTGCGTCAGGCTTTTGAAGAAGTCCGTTTCGTAGCGCTGAGCTGCGGCCTTGGTCAGAAAGCCCTTCTTACGGATACGGCGTCCGCTTCTCCCGTTTTCGTAGAAGTCAGCCGTCCAGGTCTTACCGTCCTTGCGTGCCGTCATACAGCGCGACCCCATCGCACATGCCGCTCCTGAAGGAGGTTCTTGATGTGCTTGTACAGATCCCGCTCTGTCATATCCTTCGAGGCGTAGTGGTCACGAATCACCGGCCAGCATTCCCATTCCTTCAGTCGATCAAATGCGGTTTTAGCGCCCACTCGCTCCCGTGCCAGCAGGCTTACGAAGTTTCCCAGGAACAGCTCCACGTTCTTGCCGCTGAAGCCCCGGCTGGTCTTGTAGTAACGCTTGTACTCGGTTTCATCGACCAGGGAGTCGACCGGCACATCGACCCGAATGTCGTCGCGGATCAGCGTCCAGATGGGCTCGAAATAGCCGGGGCGGGCGAGCAGCTTGAATTGACCCAGACCATAGCGCCACAGGCCGTCCAGATGGGCCGAGAAGGCGCCATAGGAGTCCGTCTCGATGGCTTGGCCTGTCTTCGCGTCAATCGAGCCGCTGGCGAACTGCTGGATGATCGAATGGTGATAACGCAGCTCGACGCGCCACACGTCCGCTGACGAATCGTAGTTGTCCGGGTCCGCCGCATCGAACGAATCCCGGCGACGCCAGACGCTTTCCCAGAAGTCGAGCTTGTCAGTCGCGCGGGCCTGTTCGGTTTTGTTGTAGATGCACAGCTGGACGCCGCCAGCGGAGCCGAACATGGACGTTTCGCCACGTCCGTAGACGCTGGACTTGGTCGCCCAGTTGATCTCATTGATGCCCGAGATATCCCGATGCGTTCGTGCACGACAGTGCAGACGCGCCACCAGATCCACCGGCGGTTGCCAGCCCTGGAGATCCAACGCCAGATGGACGGCGCACTGGTTGCGTTCGCGGTGCGTCATTACTGCCGCCGCGTAATAATCCATGCGTTCTTGCAGCCGTTCCGGCGACAGCGCGTCAATGGCGTGCGGTGACACCTCGATTTTCAGGTGTGGGCCGATCTGTTCGAGCTTGGCGTTGAAATTCTTGACCAGCAGGACGAAGCCGAGATCGGCGTTCTGCAGCTTGTACTGGTAGCCCGAGTCCCGACCCACCCGGCCCGAGTGCCAGATCTCCCCGGCAAACTCGACCATTGCGCCCGGCTTCTCGAACAGTGCCATGACTTCCGGGCGGATCAGTCCGCGATACAGCTGACGGACCGTATCGACGCCGCAACGCAGCAAACGGACCTTGGACAGATCGACTATCCGAGCCGTGCCCGGATCGACGAACAGTCGACTTTGCGAATCCTCCAAGCCGGTCAGGAGGTCGATTCGTTTGAAGTCCTTAATGGCCATTCCGTTTTCCCCTTTACTCTGGATTACTCTGGTTGCTTAGTAGTCGTTATCTGACGTGTTACAGGGACGTCAGCGCGCGCTTTTGCACGCCGGCTCGTCCCTCGCCGTGCGTGCAAAGTGCGCGTTGCGCTCGCGCGCTGACGTTCACCACAGAAAGCGCCCCTTCTGGTAAGGCACCACCGTCAACCGCGTACCACCGGACGACTCGGATGCCACTGGCTGCGACGGTGGCAAGGCTGGCTGCTGGGCCTGCTGGATCTGCGGTGGCTGCGAGCCTGCGGAACGATCCGGCAGGGTCGGATCGAAAAAGCCGTTCTCGACCACGCGCTGACAGAACTCGAAGTCGGTGGCGACCCGCGTGCTCTGCTGCGTGTAGCACTGGCACACGGTGGGGGTTCCGTTGACCACCGCGTGCGCCATACGCCCAAACTCACGGGCATAGGTCGCAGGATCGGTGCTGGACATGCAGTACAGCCGGGGAAACGAAACCGGCCGCGTTAGCTCGTCATAGATGGGCGCCGACGCGGGAATCTGCGGCACCCGAGGCACGCGCCGGCCGATGTAGCTGGCCGCGGTTTCCGGTGCGGTGCTTTGGTCGTCGCCAGCCGGTCTGATGAAGGCCCCGACCGCCTCACGCGCCTGCTCGACCATGCTCCCGGCCGGCGCGCCGCTCACGGCTTCCAGCTGGGCTTTCTCGGCGCTGTAACGCTCGTAGGCGCGATAGACGAGAATGCCGGCGCCAAGGATGACGGCCCCTGCCAGGATGAATTTGGTCGGCACCTTGGTCTGGAAGTGGTGCTTGGCGTTGCTGCTGGTGTAGGCGCCGAAGTAGCGCTTATCCAGGCGCAGCGACTTCTTGTCGGCGTCCTTGAAGCTGGTTTTCAGCTCGACCTTTTCAACGACGACTTCCGACTCGAAGCGCAGCAGTTGGGCCGACTTGAACACCCGCCAGTAATGAATGTGGCTGTTGCACAGCCGACGAAGATGCACATCGAGGTAACGCGGGTCCTGAGTGACGAGGTGCACCTCGTGGCCTTGGTGGCGCATGGTCTCGAAGCGCGTGATGTGCTCGGGCGGGCGCGCCCTGGGATCGCGCGCGCCAAACCAGCCCTGCGCCTCGTCCACCACGATGATCGAATCGTTCGGTAGCTCGAACCACTTCTCCGGGTCTTCGAACTCGAACCACTGCGCTTGCAGCTGATCGGGCTTGAGGCCGTTGATGTTGTGGAAGTAGACGACGCGGCCTTCGGCCAGCGCTTTGCGGTCCACTTCGCGGATGGTGTTGAGCGTCTTGCCGTGGCCGGGTTTGCCGGTGCGAATGACGAGCATGGCAGCACCTCCTTAGGCTTCGATGGAGGTGCCGCCCGGCGCGCGCCACACCTGGGCACGACGGCGGTCGGTGGCCTTGTTGATCCCGGAAAGGATGAAGCGGGTCGAGATCGCGGCGAAATACAGGTTAACCACCACGTCGAACTTCGCCAGGCCGAGGATGCCTTGAATCACCGGGCCGACATTGCCCATCAGACCGAACACATAGTCTTGGGCCTGGCCAATGATCAGGTTAAAGCCCATGTAGGTGACGAAGCCGAAACCGATCATTTTCAGCACCATCTTCACCAGCGGGCCGAGAATGATGACGAGCATCTGCACAACGAATAGAAACTGCATTTACTGACCTCCTACGGAGCGACCGACATAGAGCGCGGCGAGCACGGTGGCGACGGCGACGAACAAGCCGCTCAGGTCACTGGCGGCGCGGCAAAGTGGCTCATAGCTGAGTTCAAACGAGCGTCCGCCAGCGGTAATCAGGCTGAAACGCTCGGCGGTCGGGCAGGCGGATGGTAGAAACCGGGTGCCCTGGTTGATGAACGACGGCACGTCGATCACGCCCGATCCCTCGTCGAGCTGGAATTGATCGCCGGTCACCGCCGCCTCGATGGCGGACTGGTGCTTGGGGAAATCGGCCATCTCTTCGGCGAGGCAGAGCTGTTCCTTCTGCTGACGAAGCACTTCGCAATCGATGGCATCGCCGCTACAGGTAAACCCGGCATCGCAGGAGCCTGCGGCAGCCAAGCGTTCCGCCCCTTCTTCTTCGCCCTCTTCGGCCCCTTCGGAGGTGCAGCCGTTGCCGGTGCACGCCTTGCTTTCATCGCCCGGGGTGCCGTCGGCGTTGGTGCCGGAGGTCGAGGTCTCATTGGCCGTGGTCGAGGTGCACGGCTTGGTACCCACGCAGACCGTCTTGTCGGTGGTGGTGCTGGTTTCGGTCGTGCTCGACCCGTCGGGGTTGGTGGTCTTGGTGGTCTGCTCGGTCTTCGAGGTGTCTTCGAAGCGCGGTGCCGGTTTGCCGGTGGTGCATTGCAGGTATTCGCCGGCGTTGTCGCAGTTGAGCTGGCCGGGTTCTTTCAACTGCTCGGTACTGTTGCAGCTGCGGGTTTGCGAGCCATCGGCATTAGTGACCCACTCGCCGCACTGATTCTCGCTGGTGAACTGAGGGGTACTGTCCGCCGGCGGCTTAGCGGGCGGCTGATCGAATACGCTGCCCGGAGGCGGGCTATTGGTAGTGCACTGGGAGCCGGCGCCCTGATACACGACCTTGCAGTAAACGGAGTCCAGGTCCTTGCCGGTAGTCGCTTCCAGAAAGCGGTTGCACCCTTTGACAGTGGCGGTGCGGTTGTAGAGGCAGCCACTTTCGCAGATCGACGATGGCGGAAGCGAAGGCGGTACGGACGGATCTAGCGAGCCGGCGTTGTACTCGTGGACGAACTCGCCGGTTTGTGTCGCGCACTGGTCGGGTTCAAGTGCTATGCATTCTCCAGCTATAGGGTCGTACTCAGTATCCACCGGGCAAGAGGTGCCCCAGCGATAAAGCGGAATGTAGGTGTAGTAAGGCTCCCATGCCCCGCTATTCGAAGTGTTCTTGATAATGCACTCGTGGTAGACGGGATCATTGGAACCGGGGTCATCACGGAAGCCGGTGAGCGTCTGCGTATAGGTGCTTTTGACGACCGGCGCGGGATACCGTGCGCTACAAGCTTCCATCGCCGACGCAAACTGCCCGTCTACTCCCTGTACCTGCCAGTAGAAGTCCTGAGCGCGAGCCACCTGCGCCACTAGCGTCAAAACCGCCCAGAGCAGAGACGAAACCAATCGGCTCACTTCAAACCCTCCCAAAAAACACGAGATAGAACGCCAGGGTGGTGAGGATCAGGACGTACAGTTCGTAGCTCATGGCGTTTCCCTGGAAGAGAAAACCCCGCCGGAGCGGGGTTTGTTTGCTTCGGCACATGCAGTGCGCGGTTCCCGGTTACAGGGCGCGGCGCATGTACTTGAACGCCATCGCGGCGATGATCACGGCGAACACCGCCCAGCCAATGGTGCCGACGTCGGTGCCAGCGGTATCGAGCGCGGTGGTGGCTTCGGGCGGGACTGCCGCGTAGACGGAGCCGGCAGCAGCCGAGAGGGCAACGGCAGCGCCGAGGCCGATTTTCTTGATGAAGTGTTTGTTCAGTTGCATGGGTGATACCTCACTGTTTCAGGGCTTTTTTCAGGACCAGGAAGCCGAACACGGTGGCGAACAGAACAATCGCTTCGCCTTGCAGCTCGGAGACTTGGTCCCAGGTCAGTGCAGAGCCGTAGAGGCTTTGCATTTCCTCGACCGTGAGGGCGACCAGCGAGCCGGAGCAGATGGGCGAACCATCGGCGCCTTGCAGCCAGTCACCGTCACAGGCGAGGAAATTCATTCGCCGGCCTGCTCAAGGTCGGCAGTTGCTTCGGAGGGTTCACAGTCAGGGCAGACGGCGAAGTGGGGCGGCAGGCTGAGGTCTGGCAGCAGGTCGCTTTGCGGCGCGGGCAGGCTCATGAGCTTGCCCATGTCATTGCCGCAGCAGTCGCAGAACACCCGGTCACCGATCAGCATGGCCGCCCCTCCCGGTTAGTTGGCCTTGGCCGGTTCCGGCTGGGTGCCGGCTGGCTTGGCGGTTGGGGTCGGTTGCTGGGTGGGCTTGGCGGCCTGGGTGGCGGGCTTCACCGATTCCAGGTGCAGGCAGAGATTGTTGCCCTTCTGTTTGCCGGCTCGGGCAACCTCGAAGTGGATGCGGACGGTTTCCAGCGGCTCGAAGTTGGCGCCGGAGGCGAACACTTCGTCGGCCACTTCCAGGGGAACATCCATGCTGACGATGGACAGGCCGTTTTCGGTCTGGCCGTCCGGCTCATCGCCATAGAAGACTTTGACGATCTTTACTTCGCTGCCGTTTTGGCTGAAGGCGAGTTTCTGAGTGCCGAGAAATGCAACTTCCATAGTCGAGCGTGCCATCTTGTATTTCCTCAGTTAATTGCGCGTTATTGCGCGGATTTGCCTTTTGCGGGCCGAGAGAGCCCGAGCAGAGGAACTGTTAAAGTTCGCCTCTTGCCTGGGTTTACGCGGCTTACAACGGGTTTGTGGTACTAGTTATACACGCTTGGAAAGCGTTTTTATCATCGTTAAACAACTTTCATAGTTGCCGTTAGTTTATGGAATGCAGTGGGATAGTCAGGTGTTTAAAAGTTTCACACTATTAATTTCATCGATAGTTCATTAACACCAAGGGCTTTGCCCTTGTCATCCCACTCTTGCCGCCGAGGGCTCGGGAGCGCGGGGCGGTGAAGCTGCCCCACACTCACGAGCGGAGGCTGTTTCTGTTCGTGCAGGGTCAAGGGTGCGCTGCGCCCGTGCTTCCGTTCGCCGGATCGGTGAAGCGTGATCCGACGAGCCGGGAGCGCGGCCCTGGACCTGTTCGGCTTCGGTCGGGGCGGTTGGCTTTAGCCCACCAGCTCGAACGGTTCGTGGATCGGGACGTAGGGCGTTGGCTTGCCCGAGTCGTAGATAACGCTCCACCACTTCGCGGGGCGGTCGGGTGGCGTGTGCTTCTCGCAGATAAAGGCCGGTTCCACTTTCCACTCCGAGACCAGAGGCTTCCAGGTTCCACCGACGCAGCCCATTTGCAGCGTGCGAATCGGCCGCGCAGAGGCGGGGCGGCATTGGGCGCAGCGTGTGGACCGGGAGGGAGCGGGGTTCGCCACTTCGCGTCCGGACCAGCAGACAGAGCAGTCGCAGTCCGGTGCATGGGGAAGCCGGTTGTAGGCGCTCATGGTCGATGGCCTCATTCATCGGCGTAATCCCCCTGGCAGAACACCGTCTTGCCCCGCTCGATATCGCGGCGGATGCGGTGCAGGTTGATGACGCGACGACGGCCGATCTTCACGGTCGGGAGGGTGTAGGTTTCCACCCAGCCGCGCACCACGTCTTCGGTGATCTGCTCGACGCCCATCATTTCAGCCAGCACGAGCTGCGTGCAGAACGGCGCTTCCCGGAAGCTGACGATCCGTTCGGCTTGGCCTTCGATGGTTAACCCCACTACACCAGACTGTTCCATAGCTTTTGCCCTATAATCATCCATCCAACCACTAAGTAATACTTACTAAGCTGAGCGCATTATGCCTCATGCGTTACTGAGTACAAGCTACTAAGTAGATCATTTTAGAATGATAAAAGAGCGCCTTATAAGCCTTTTTGATAGCAAGCGAACAAGTGTCTGGTTTGAGAAAGAAACCGGCATCGATCGGTATCGGTGGGGCAACATTCGCAACGGTAAGGCGCGCCTGTCCGATGCAGAGATCGAAGCTGTCGTGAAGGTCTTTCCTCAGTACGCGCTATGGCTTGTGACTGGGACCACCGCGCCCGAGTGCGGCCAGACAAGCCCAGAGTACGATGAGGCCAACCGAAACTTGACCAATCCAAACGCGGGATAGCGATCACACAGGAAGTAGCTAGGCGCTGGTACGCCCGAAGGATCGGAGGAGGGGACGGATATGGATATTAAACGGGCGCTGCAGAAAGCAGGTGTGAACGTGGTTCACGATGTTTGCTATCTACCAAGGTTCCTAGGGAACTTAAGAATTCGCGAAAAACGCCGGCAGCATAGCAACGAGAATGCGCCAGCATCAAACGCATCAGCCGTAGGCGAATAGAATTTTATGATTAAAAATTTACAGATAAAGAACTATAAGTCTATAGAGAAGCTCAGTCTTGAGCTTGGCCGGGTAACAGTCTTGATCGGGGAAAATGGAGCAGGGAAAAGCAATATACTTGAAGCAATAACCCTGGTTGGTGCTGCTTGTTCAAAAAAACTAGATAACGAGTTTTTGCTTTCAAGGGGTATCAGAGTCGGGGAGTCCAAGCTAATGCGGTCCGCCTTCTCGTCGTCCCCGGAAAGAGAATGCGCGCCTATTGAGGTAATAGTGGAAAGTGAAAACTCTAAGGCTCACTTTTCGCTGACAAATGACAATAAACCGTATTCTAAATGGGAGTGTCATACGGATTATACAGAGGAAGGTGATGCAGCCCCTGAATTGAGCGATGTAATCAATGATCTCTTCTTTTCTAGAAAACTACCTAAGAATAAGAGAAAGAAGATCATGGAATCCTTAAATATTGTTCTCAGTATTATAGAGGAGGTTAAGGGTATCGATGATGGCTTGGCCAAAGATGAATATATAAGAGAGCACTTGTCTAAGCGTATTAAGCCTGGGGACGCGCTTTTCGAGCACTTTCTAGAAAATGAGGATCGCATGAATGAAATCGGCATTCCTCTTAGTAACTTTATAACCTTCGCTCCCGAGAATAGTCAGCTTCGGAATCAAGAGATCAGCAGCACGATTGAACCATTAGGAATCAAGGGGGAAGGGTTACTAAAGCTAGTGTTCTTTATTTCGCAGTTTGATGAAGATTTTAAACTGGTTAAAGATAATCTTCGTCTGTTGGGGTGGTTCTCTGATCTGACCGTGCGAGAAGAGTCCTCCGGTTATGGCTTGGAGATAAAGGACTTATATTGCGAGGATGCAGGATGCGCTCTCGATCAAAACGCTGTAAATGAAGGGTTCATGTTCTTACTTTTCTATTTTGCGCTCTTCGCTGCTCCTATTGGTTCAACTTTTTTTGCGATAGATAATATTGACACATCTTTAAATCCAAAACTTTGTCAAAAGCTAATTAAACAGCTGGTTGATATTGCCAAGCTAAAAAACAAGCAGGTAATACTAACCACGCATAATCCCGCCATTCTAGATGGTTTAAATTTGGATGACGAAGAGCAAAAGCTTTATGCGGTTTCGAGGAGCAGAGGCGGGCAAACTAAGGTTTCTCGCATAGAAAAGCCAAAAGACATCAAAGGGGCGCCTCAATTGAGGCTGTCTGAAATGTTTTTACGGGGCTTGATTGGTGGGTTGCCGAAAGGATTCTGAAATGGTTAGTTTTGCACTTTTAACAGAAGGTGAGACAGATCAAGTTGTGCTAGAGGAGATTATCCAGACTGTATATACCAAGAGAACAGGCGAAGAAGTTGACGTTAGGTATGTGCAGCCGATTTATGATGAGACTACAAAATCCAGAAGCGAGAATTTCGGCGGCTGGGAAATGCTGTTGGATTTCTGTCAAAGCAGTGACCGTATCCTAGAAGCGTTAACTGCAAATGACTACATCGTAATCCAGATCGATACTGACATTTGTGAGCATCCGCGCATTGGGCTGAATAGAGCAAACAACGAAAATTGTCAGCTCTTGGAGCAGATGAAGCAGTACATAATTGGGCAAATCCCTAGTCAGGTTTATGACGCCCATGGCACCCAAATAATATTTGCCGTTGCAGTCCACTCTACAGAGTGTTGGTTGTTGACGCTGCACGGAGCTTTAGATCGCGACAAGAATCAAGTTTTGGCTTGTGAGAATCGGTTAAAGCGCTCGCTTGCTATCAAAGGCGTAAAATACGTCAAAGACGCGAAAAGTTATGCCGAGCTTTCGAAAGGGTTCCGAAGGTATAAAGACTTGATGGAGGCAAAAAATCATAACGAAAGTCTAAGTCATTTTATTGACTCGTTACCTTAGGCGGCTTGTACGGCCTAGGTTAAAGGACCACGTAGTGCAGTGACTACATTGCCTGTTTGAGAAGAAGAACTCTGGCGCAGTGAGGGCTGAGAATAGTTGCTCGGGCCCGATCATGGTGCGCTCTGGCTCAGCAGGGCTCACCTCAAGCGATTCATAATGCTGATGTCCCAGCTTCAAGTCCCGGTGTAGCCACCATATATAGAAAAGGGGTTAGCGAAAGCTAACCCCTTTTTCTTTTG